AGGCTGACAAAGAGCTTGTAAACTTTGTCATGTCACACTGTGACCAGTGGAGAGACTGGCGAGACACTAACTTTCTAAAGAAGTGGGATGAGTATGAGCGTCTTTACTATGGCATTTGGTCTCATGAAGATCGTACTCGTGACTCTGAGCGTTCTCGTATTGTTACTCCTGCTATTCGACAAGCTGTAGACAACAAGGTTGCAGAGATTATTGAGGGCGTGTCAGGCAATGGTAAGTTCTTTGACATCCGCGATGACTTCCAAGACAAGTCAGGCCCTCAAGATGTAGAACTAATGAAACGTCAGTTGCATGAAGACATGGCTGCTGAGCGTTTCACCAAGGAAATTCATGAGGTTATCCGCAATGGTGAGGTGTTTGGTACTGGTATTGGTGAAGTTCTGGTCAAAAACAAGATGGAATACTCACCAGCCACCCAGCCCATGCCAGGTGGAGAGGTAGCTGCTATCGGTGTTATGGAGCAAGAGCGTGTTTCTGTCAAGCTTAAGTCCATTCACCCACGTAACTTCCTTATTGACCCTAACGCTGAGAACTTAGACGATGCTTTGGGCGTGGCTATCGAGGAATACGCTAGTCTGTTTAAGATTGTTAAGGGTATTGAGGACGGTGTGTACCGTAAAGTTGCTATCACGCCTATGTATAGCGACACTGATCTGGAGCCAAGCCAGCAAGAGACTACCTATCAACACGACAAGGTTAAGATTCTGCGCTACTATGGCTTAGTCCCGCGTGAGTACCTAGAGAACCTAGAAAATGGAGACAAGGAAGTTGCTGATCTCTTCCCAGAAGACAGCGAAGCTGATGATCTATCAGACCTAGTTGAGGCTGTTATTGTCATTGCTAACGATAGTCTGCTGCTTAAGGCTGAAGAAAGCCCATACATGATGAAGGATCGTCCTGTTGTGGCCTACCGTCCTGAGATTGTCCCTGGAATCTTCTGGGGATGGGGTACGGTACAGAAGGGCTACAACATGCAGAAGGCTATTGACGCACAAATCCGTAGCCATATGGACTCTCTAGCCCTGACAACGGCACCTATGATCGCTATGGACGCTACTCGTCTGCCTCGTGGTGCTAAGTATGAGGTTCGTCCTGGTAAAGGCTTCCTTGTCAACGGTAATCCTCGTGAGATTATCAGTGAGTTTAAGTTCGGTAACACTGATCCTGCTAACTTCCAGACTGCTCAGGCTTTCCAGGCTGAACTGCTCAAGGCTACTGGCACCCTAGACTCTGCTGAGCTGACTCGTGCAGCAGCAGGAGCACAGGGTACAGCTGGTATGGGCATGTCCCTTGCTATGTCTGCCATCGTCAAGAAGAACAAGCAAGCAATCACTAACTTCCAAGAGGACTTTATTATTCCTCTGGTCAAGCGAGTGGCTTATCGTTACATGCAGTTTGATCCTGACCGTTATCCTACCCAAGACTTCAAGTTTATCCCTGTTGCCTCGGTAGGTATGGTGGCTCGTGAGTACGAACAGCAGCAGTTTATTGGTTTGCTCCAGACTCTTGGACCAGACAGTCCTGTGGTTCCTCTGGTGCTCAAGGGTATTGTTGAGTCTTCTAGTCTTGCTAACCGTGAAGAACTGGTTACTGCCCTGGCTCAGATGATGCAGCCTAACCCACAGCAGGCTCAGATGCAACAGGCCCAGGTACAGGCTCAGATGGCCCTCCTAGAGGCTCAGGTTAATGAGTTGAATGCCAGAGCTGCTGAGTCCCAGGCAGACGCTCAGAAGGCCCTTGTAGAGGCTCAGTTGATGCCTCAGAAGATGCAGGCAGATATCGTTAAAGGCTTGACTACTAACCTACCTGACGAGGCTAGCAACGAGTTTGAACGTAGGGTTAAGGTAGCTGACCTGCTACTCAAAGAGCGAGAGATTGCTTCTAAGGAAAAAATTGTTGAGAAACAGATGCGTACCTCTTGACAAACACTTAAATTTATGATATAATATAGTTAACTTAAATATGGAGTTCCTACATGGATAAAGCTCTACAAGATTATTACGAGAACAGATTCGAGATGATGTCCTCAATAGGTTGGAAAGACCTAATCGAGGATGCCACTGAGATGTTAAATGAGTATGGTAACATTAACAATCTCAATAGTGAAGCTGATCTGTTCTTTAGGAAGGGACAAGTAGACATTCTAACTTGGTTAGTTTCTCTTAAAGATGTGTCTGAACGAGCATGGGAGGAATTAAATGAAGAGAATGTTTGACTTTCAGTGTGCTAAACGGCACGTGATTGAAAAGTATATTGATGATTCTGTATTGGTCGTTGAATGTCCACACTGTGGCAACGATGCAACCAGACTTATCGGTACTCCAAGGATAGGGTTAGATCCTATCTCTGGTGATTTTCCTGATGCTACTAGTAAGTGGGAACGTAATAGACAATCCCACATGGCATGGGAAAGAAAGAGTGGTCGCTCGGAAGGGTGATCATAGAGGACAAAGGACACCTCCTCACGTAGTTACAATTTAAGAAGTGTGTTTCCTATAAAGCGTTAGCTCAGGAGAATATATGGCTGAATTTGTTGAAGAGCAAGAGTATACTGATGACGAACCGAAAGTAGTCGCAGAAACTCAACAGGCTGCACCACAAGAAGTCCAACAGGTTGAAGAAGATCTCCCTGAAAAGTATAAGGGCAAGGATCTTAAAGAGATTATCCGCATGCACCAAGAGGCTGAAAAGCTAATTGGTAGACAAGGATCAGAGGTTGGAGAGCTTCGTAAGGTTGTAGATGACTTCATCAGGTCTCAGCAAAAGCCTGAAAAGGTAGAAGAAGAACCTGAAGTAGATTTCTTCGAGGACCCTAAGAAGGCTGTAGCAAAAGCAATTGAGAGTAATCCTGCTATTCAGGAAGCTCGTAAGAGTGCACTAGAACTAAAGAAGATTCAGACTCTAAATCGTTTAGAGAAAGACTTCCCAGGTTTTACCAGCACTGTACAAGACCCTGACTTTGCAGAGTGGATTAAAGCTTCACCTGTTCGTTTACGTTTGTATGCCGCTGCTGATGCGGACTTTGACTACGATTCTGCTGCTGAGTTGTTAAACACTTGGACAGCGATCAAGGGCAAGGAGTCAGCAAAGGCTGATAACAAGCAAGCAGTTGAAGCGATTAAGAAACAAACTCTTAAGGCTGCTACGGTTGACTCAGGTAATACTGGAGTGGAGTCGAAAAAGATCTATCGTAGGGCTGATATTATTAAACTGATGCAGACCGATCCAGATCGTTATGATGCTATGCAAGACGAAATTATGGCTGCATATCGAGAGAATCGAGTTCGTTAACTTTTTATAGAAAGGGCATTTTAAAATGGCTGCTTATCCTTCTGGTGATTTTATTATTAAGAGTGAAGTTGATACCGCTGGTTTTGTACCTCAGGTATGGTCTGACGAGATTATTGCTACCTACAAGAAGAACCTTGTTGTGGCTAACCTCATCAAGAAGATGAACTTCAAAGGCAAGAAAGGCGATACCGTTTACTTCCCTGCTCCTGGTCGCGGTGCTGCTGCTGCCAAGGCTGTTGAAACGGCTGTTACCCTTCAGCAGGCTACTGGTACTGCCAAGTCTGTCAACATCGACAAGCATTACGAGTACAGCGTTCTGATCGAAGATCTGGCTGAAGTTCAAGCCCAGTCCTCGCTGCGCCGTTTCTACACCGATGACGCTGGCTATGCGCTGGCTACTCGTGTTGATACGGACATCCTGAACCTGTTTGCCAACGCTAAAGGCGGTGACGGTACTACCGCTTGGACCAAGGCTGTTATCGGTGGTGATGGCTCTACTGATTACGTTGCTGCTTCGGACAACGAAACTGCTCTGACTGATGCTGGTATCCGTAAGGTTATCCAGACTCTGGACGATCAAGACGTTCCTATGGAAGGCCGTAGCCTGGTCATTCCTCCAGTAGCTCGTAACACTCTGCTGGGTCTGGCTCGCTTTACTGAGCAGGCTTTCACTGGTGAAGTTGGTGGTGGTAACAGCATCCGTAACGGTCAGATCGGTGACATCTATGGCGTTAAAGTCTACGTGTCCACGAACTGCCCCACTGCTTCTGGCGGTGCTCGTATCGCTGTTATGTTCCATCCTGAGTACGGTGTTTTGGTTGAGCAACTGGGCGCACGTGTTCAGACTCAGTACAAGCAAGAGTACCTTGCTACGCTGTTGACTGC